ATACTTTTATGGAACTGGTCACCAATGTCAACATCTATACCTTGCCGCAAGAAGTGCAATCAGTCAGACAAATCTTCCGTAGAACATTTGGTGACTCGACTGGTCCATTTGCATCAAACTTTGACCCGTTTAGTCAGGCCAGTTTAAATGTTTACTTGATGAACTTTAATGTGGCCGGCGGGCTTGCTACCTACGATTTCTATAGTCAATATGTGGAACTAGCCGGTCGCATGTTTGGCGCTTACATGGTCTACACATTTAATCCAACTACCAAAAAGCTACAGCTCATGCGTGACCCCAAAGGCTCGGGCGAGAGCGTGTTGCTTTGGACATATAATTATAAACCTGAATTTAATCTCCTGACAGATCCGCAGATTACACAGTGGATCCGTAACTACATGGTAGGAAATTGCAAGCTGATCATTGGTGAAGCCCGTGAGAAATTTGGTACAATTGCAGGTCCACAAGGTGGAGGTACCTTAAATGGTACTGCTATGAAAGCCGAAGGCTTGTCCATTATGCAACAGGGTATCGAAGACCTGAAGAACTATGTTGACGCCTCGCAACCCTTGACCTGGGTAATTGGCTAAATATTATTATGAAATCCATACGCGAATACATCAATCTAATAGAATCTGCTCAAACTCCTGTAGAGGAAGCTAGACAAGGTCAGCTACCGTTAGCTACAGGAGCCTTAAAGGTTATTTTTGTAGATCCTGATATGGGTGCAAAAACGATAGGCAAAGCTGTCAGTCCAGAAGAAGCCAAAAAGATTATTAAGGCCAAATTTGATGAGATGTATGATACTGGTGATCGTTTAAGAAAAGTTGCACCAAATATTTTTGTTCTTGAACCAGATTATCAGAACACAGGCGAACGAGCTTCTTCAGACAACTACAAACATTTTTACCACTGGATTATTCAATAATATACTAAGGTAGCTTTCGAGCCGCATCTCTGGCTCGTTTTTTTGCACTAATAATTGCTCGAGTTTCTGCTGTTTGAACTCTTCCTTTTTGCCCATCGCTAATTTTTTGTTTATGTTCAGCAGTTAACACTCGACCCTTTAAGGTCTGGCTTCTTTTAAGATTTGACTCAGATGTTTGTTTTTTATTTTGATTATGTAGCCTGAGTTTATTTTTTGATTCTTCAGTCCAGATGCGTTCTTTATTTGATTTAATACAGGCTAGTCTTCTCTTTTCTGATGGCAATGTATTACTGCTTCCATCACCCCCATCTGTCATGTTTCGTAGTATTCCTGTGCCCAAATCTTTTCGACCATACCATCTTATTAATTGCCGCTCAATAGCCAGCGATCCAATATTTGTTAAATTGGATTCTACTATTATAATTCTATGTTTATCAGTAGGAACCCTAACATTATGGTCTTTTGCCCAAGCACGGTATCCTTTGCCCTTTCCGATATAATATGGAGTAAGATCTGATTTACGCAAATATGCGTAAACATAATAGTTAGGTGGATAAGTAGTCATGCTGATTGCTCCTTTTAAGCGTTAGAGTCGGTGGATATGTCCAGTATCGCGATCGACACCTTTATTTAGTTGACAAACACCGTTTTCTCTTGTATAATCATTAAATGGATTGCATGATTGATATCGAAGGATTGGCAACTGGGCCTGATGCAACTATCTTAACGATAGCTTGTCAAACCTTTGACCCGTTAGGCCAGGGGTATTATGATCATCAATACTACGTTCGAGTTACTTTGGAAAGCCAAGAAAATCGTGCTATTCAACAAGACACAATCAACTGGTGGGCCACCCAACCCGAAGGGCAAAAAGAAGCATTTATGGAAGAGGGCCGAGTCCCTCTAGATCAAGCTCTATCTAGTTTATATAAACTAGTATGGAAATGTAATCGTGTCTGGATGAATGGACCGACGTATGATGCAAATATTTTGGAACATGCCTATAAAAGTTATGGTATGGCATTGCCTTGGCAGTTTTACAAAATTAGAGATACCAGAACCATTTACAGTCTGTGGCCTGACTTGCCTAAACCTCCCACCAGCCACCATGCGCTTGAAGACTGCCGTCGGCAGATTGACATGCTACAGGCCACATTACGGCACCTAAATGTAACGGAAATTAGATGATTATTGGCATTTGTGGATTCCAAGGTTCGGGCAAAGATACCATCGCCGACTACCTACAAAACATTTACGGATTCAAACGCGATTCATTTGCTGCCACTTTGAAAGATGCTGTTGCGGCTGTGTTTGGATGGGATCGTGAGCTACTAGAAGGCCGCACTCGAGAATCTAGAGCTTGGCGTGAGACCGTGGATCCCTGGTGGTCCAATCGTTTAAACATGCCTAATCTAACTCCAAGGTTGGTGCTACAACGATGGGGTACCGAAGTTGCTCGCCGAGCCTGGCATGATGATACCTGGATTGCCAGTTTAGAAAACAAACTGAATCGAGCACACAACGATATTGTTATTACTGACGTTCGTTTTCCTAATGAAATAGCGGCAGTTCGCAATGCTGGCGGCATTGTAATCCGTGTGGTACGTGGCCCAGAACCTGATTGGTATGATATTGCGCTTGGTGCCAATACTGGAATTTTACCCGATCAAGAACTTTTAAAACAGCTGGGTATTCACCCTTCTGAAACTGCCTGGATCGGAACTCGCTTTGATGCTGTAGTTAACAACAACGCCGATGGACTGGACAATCTCTACCAACAGATCAAAAATCTGGTGCAAGATCTCCAGGGCGCCAGGGCAAGGTCGAACGCTTGACTTCCTCCACACAGTTTTGACACACAGTTTTTAAATTACGCACAACACAATTGTTCTGGTTGCCATCCACATGATATACCAGTAGCTGTGCTGAGTATTTGGCTCTAAACCCGCAACGATCACAGGCGGGTTTTTTCTTGTAACCAGCCACTTGCCAACGTGGTTCGGCCGGCTTGATTTTTTTACCTCTCCTAATACACCACTCACACAGACGGCGATACTGTATGCGGTCGCCTTTGTGGTAGGCCACAGCACGGAATCGTTGTTTACAGGATAAACACATGGGTCTCATAGTATTATTTAGTAGATTTTTGTGGCAAAACCTACTAAGTAGGGACCGTATATGCCATTCTTTTTGTCATAACCGATAAATATCTATATTAATAAAAAAGGATTTTGTTATGACCTTACTATCACCTGGTGTACAAGTCAGTATAATTGACCAAAGCAATTACACTCCAGCCGCTTCTGGCTCAATACCGTATTTCTTAATTGCCACAGCGCAGAACAAAGTTTCTGGAGCTGGTACCGGAGTTGCTCCTGGTACTTTGGCTGCCAATGCTAATCAGCTATATTTGATGACTAGCCAGCGAGATTTACTAAGCACCTATGGTGTTCCTTTCTTTTATAATACCACAGCAGGTACACCAATCAATGGATACGAGCTTAATGAATACGGCCTGTTGGCTGCCTACTCGGCACTAGGTGTAACAAATACAGCTTATGTGCAGCGAGTTGATATTGACTTGGCCGCCCTAACAGCCACTTTAAATCGTCCAGTTGGCGCTCCAGTCAACGGCACTTTCTGGTTTGACACCACAAATTCTAAGTTTGGAATTAATCAGTGGAATATTACAACCAGTGCATTTACCAATCAAGTGCCCACAGTAATCACAGATACTGTTTATTTGGAAACAGATACCACAGTACCGTTACAAAGTTATGGTAGCATTGGTAACTATGCAGTGGTTGCAACCTCGTTGACCAACCCAGTATACTACAAACGCGGCGGTCCTACCACTGCTCAAGCACCGGGTTGGCTACAAGAAAGTTATAGTGCTGACGAACTTTATAATACTTGGGTACTGGTTGGCAGCAACGAATGGAAAACATCCTGGGCTACAATCCAAGGAACCACAGCGCCAACTGCATTGACAGCTGGAAATTCATTCACAATCAATAATCAAACGATTACTGTAGCATCTGCTCCTAACAATACTGTACAATATTTGGTAAATCAAATCAACAGTGCATTAAACAGCTACGGCGTATACGCAGCCAATATTGGCGGTAGCCTAAATTTGTATGCAGACAGCACAGCCAGTGGTGACACACTTACAGTAACTGGTGCATCGGGCAACGGAACCACAGCTACTTTGACATTTGGCACACAGGCAGTGGCACCGTATATTGTTGGAGATTCAATTGCGATTTCTGGGTTGACCAGTACTGGTTCTGGCTACAACGGGACCTACACAGTAACAGCCTGTACTACAACATCTGTATCCTATGCTAGTACCTACACTGGTGCTTATGTGACCGGTGGTAGTATCACAGAAACCGTTGCCAACGGTGGGGTTATCTATATTACTAATACATCAGGTACTCCGTTAACCACTTTGGGTATCGCAACAGGTGAGTACTACGCCCCTCAATACAACTATGGTCCTAACTATGCAGCTCCTAAGTGGAGATCAAGTCAAACCATGCCAGCTCCAACTGGTTCGGTATTCCAACAGACTAACACAGTTAACTTGGGAACTACCTTAGTTGTTAAACGTTACAATGACACACTTGGCACTTATGTTCTACAGTCCTGCCCAGTTTACGACAACAATGCTTCTGCAATTTATGCGTTGGATCCTGTTAATGGTGGTCAAAGTATTCCAGCCGGAACTACCTACGCTGTAGTTGATCCTTATGCAAATTCAACAGCTGGATTCCAAATTTTAGAAAGACTTATTCCCGGATCCACAGTCATCACAGCAACAAATACTACTCCGACCTTTGTAACAGGATCGACTTTTACAATTTCTGCTACTGAACCCGAAGTTGGCACATATACTACACCGGTTACAGCTACTATTATAGGAACCACTTCTGCTGATTTTGTAGCCGCTGTGAGTGCTGCTGGTGTGCCAAATGTCAGCGCCTCAGTCAACGGCAGTGGTGCTATTGTGTTTACACATGCTACTGGCGGAGATATTATTCTAGTTGACGGCACGAACGATCCAATTGCTACAGCTGGATTTGAAGTATATACTGCACCCGGTAATGCCTACAGCATTGGCGTAACCTATGTAAATTTGACCAATCCTACTGCTGGATATCAGCTCAGTAACTGGGTTACTAGTCCAACGTTTACCTACATTGCCTATACTAATCCACCAGAAGTTAACCCTGCAAGTGGAACCTACTGGTACTATAGCGATGCTACTGTAGCTGATATCATGATCCAGTACAACGGTACCTGGGTGGGTTATCAAAACTGTACAAACGATGTACGTGGCTATAATCTAAGTCAGACCAATGCTACAGGTCCAATTTTCAGTGCCACAGCACCGACCACACAGACCAATACTGCACAAAGTCCATTGGTATTAGGCGACCTGTGGATTAATACTAGCGATTTGGAAAATTATCCAATTATATCTCGTTGGGAAAATGTCAATGGGCAAGATCAATGGGTACAGATCAGCAACTCCGATCAGTCCACAATCAATGGTATCTTGTTTGCTGATGCTCGTTGGGCAGGTAATGGTACAACCAATCCAGTTACTGATCCATTACCTGCAATTTCAGGTCCTGGCGGATTGATCACTAGTGATTACCTGGATCTTGATGCACCTAACCCATTACTGTATCCAGACGGTATGTTGTTGTGGAATACACGTCGTTCAGGATTCAATGTTAAGACATTTGAATACAACTATTTCAATGCTACCAGCTATCCGTTTCCAGATACCTTGCCGGATCAGACCAGTACTTGGGTAACAGCTAGTGGCCTACGTGTAGACGGCAGTCCAAACATGGGTCGTCAAGCACAAAGACACATTATTGTCAAGTCCTTAAAAGCTGGCATCGAAACCAACACACAAATTCTTGAAAACTCAACTCAATTCAATTTGATGGCTTGTCCTCAGTATCCAGAGCTAGCACCTGACATGGTTACAGTGAACGACAACCGCGGTGATACAGCATTTATCATTGCAGATACACCGTTGCGTCTAACACCAACAGAGGTAGTAACTTGGGCAACCGACAACAACGGTCTAGGAGTAATTACCGGCGACGGCAATTTGATTTCGGGTCAAGCCTATGCAGCTGCGTTTTATCCAAGTTGCCAAACCACAGATCTTACCGGCAATGTGGTAGCCACAGCACCAAGCCATATGATGGTTCGTACTATTATCCGCAGTGATGCGGTAAGCTATCCATGGTTTGCGCCAGCTGGCTTGCGACGTGGTGTAATCGATAATGCTTTGCAAATTGGATATGTTGATGCTACTACCGGCAAGTTTGTAACTACAACAGTGAACCAAGGTTTGCGAGATGTGCTATATCAAAATGATGTAAATCCAATTACCTTCATTCCAGGTTCTGGAATCACCAACTTTGGTAATCATACCCTACAAGGTCAAGCTACAGCACTAGATCGTATCAATGTGGCACGCCTGGTATGCTATCTAAGAGCTCAGTTGGAAGTAATCGGTAATCAGTACCTGTTTGAACCAAACGATACTATTACCCGTAAGGCCATTTCAAGACAGATCAGTTCGTTGTTGAATGCCTTGGTCAGTCAGCGCGGTGTTTATGACTATCTGGTAGTGTGTGATTTGACAAACAATACTCCTGCCACAATTGATGCTAACGAGTTGCATGTTGACATTGCAATTGAACCAGTTAAAGCTGTAGAGTTTATCTATATTCCATTGCGGATTCAAAACACTGGAACAATACAGGCACAAGGATCGGCATAATGATCACTGGGCCAACCCTTAAAATTGGCCCAGGCTCACAACCATAAATAAAGTATATTAGGAGATAACAAATGACATCAGCTTCATTGCTCAATATGAGTGTACCGGCAGCAGACAACAGCCAGCCTACCCAAGGCTTGTTGATGCCCAAGTTGCAGTATCGCTTTAGAGTTACATTTACAAATTTTGGAATTAATGCAGCCACTGGTCCAGTTACGCAACAGGTGATGGAATTTGCTCGTCCTAGTGTAACTTTCCAAAATATTGATCTTCCTATTTACAATAGTACAGTACGAATTGCTGGCAAACACGAATGGGCCGATATCACTTGTAAATTGCGTGATGATGCTGCTGGCACTGCTAGTAGTCTAGTTGCCGGACAATTACAGAAACAGTTGGACTTCCAAGAGCAAAGCAGTAGCGAAGCTGGTATTGATTACAAGTTTACCGCTCAATTTGATGTATTGGATGGCGGCAACGGCACCAATCAACCGCATGTTCTAGAAACCTGGTATATCTATGGTGCCTATCTACAAGGTGTAAACTACGATGCTGCTAATTATGGATCCAACGAAGTCATGACAATTACTATGACTATCCGCTATGACAATGCTGAGCAGGTACTTAGCAACGGTCTTGGAGTTGGCACAACCAGTACTGCTAGCGTTCCTGGTCAAGGTCAACAAGGTCAACCCGTCAGTACTGGCTAATAGTTAGCCCATGTCAATACAGTCATCATATCAGCCTTTCCCTCCAGGGCAAGGTTTGCGTGATTATACTCATGCCAACAAGACTTTTACTTCTGGCAATTATAATCTACTTCCTCGCAACAAGTTCCTATTCTATGTATATTTTAATGTAAACTTGAATATACCAGCTCTGGCCAACTTGTTTTCGGGCGGAAAATTGTCTCAGTTGGGTATCCTGGTCAAGACTGCACAGTTGCCCAGTTACGAAATTGAAGTTGATACCATGAATCAGTACAATAGAAAAAGACTGGTTCAGAAAAAAATCAATTACCAACCGTCGCAGATTGTGTTCCACGATGACAACAGTGATTTAATACGTAACATGTGGTATCAATACTATCAATACTACTACAGTGATCCTACCTATCAATATGGCGACGTTAAAGCTCAATCTGGAGCTTTAGGATTATTAAGCACACCGATTCCAGTGGTTAGTGCTAATTACAATGTGAGTGATGTGTATGCACCCAGTAGAGGCGTCGAACATTGGGGACTTAGCGGTCAAGGCTATACTAATCCTACTTTAACCAGTCTGGCCAGTAGTTTACTGACCGGCCCGGCTAGCGGGCAAGAACCATTTTTCAATGACATCACTATCTATGGCATGAGTCAAAAGACCTTTGCTCAGTACACTATGATCAATCCATTGATCACCAGTTGGAACAGTGAAAACTATGATTATAGTCAAGGTAATGGAACTATGAGTCATACCATGACTATTAAATATGAGGCTGTAAAATATTATTCAGGAGATATCGGTGGTGCACAACCTAGTGCTACTGTGCCTGGATTTGCTGATCCAAGCCACTATGACACCAATCCAAGTCCGATTGCCCCAAAAGACAGTACCAATCAAGTGGTTCAAAACGGTACTTTAGTTTCAGTACCCAATGGTATGGTGCAGGACCTGCAGGCACTCAACACCGGGCAAAATACCTTGCAAAACGTAGTTGGTGCAGTAGGACAAGGACTGGTACCGGCTGCTAGTGGATTAATAGCTGGTGCTCTCAGCACTGTAGCTGGCCCAGGAAGTACTGGACAAGCCCTGTTGGCTGGATTGGCTCCAGCCCTGGCAGGCGGAACTATTGATCAGGCACGACAAATAGCCAACAATCTGGGTGGATTTTTATTTCCAACACCCGACGGCACAAGTAATCCTCCAGATCCGGTTGGCCCGCCGGTAGCACTGGCTGATCCAAGCACATCCGCATGGCAAGCGGCTTATGACCGCGGCGATATTCCTCAAGATTAATCATGGGATCAGTCAACGCAATCAACACCAACACAGATCAAACGGTACAGATATTTGATCAATTTTACAATTTTCAACAAAGTGTTGCAGTGGACGAATACGATGCTGTGCGCAGTTATTTCCTTTCGGTGTTTGGCACAGCCGAGGCTGCTGGAAATTTTACCGTAGCGTTATTCAGGGTGGCACAACAATCAAATACATCAGTTATGAGCTTACTACAACAGATGAGAGGGCAATCAGGCCCACAAATTACAGCTACTTTGGCCTATTATCTAAACGGAATTCGTAGTGCTACAACTTTATTGGGCATAAATGTGCCAACACAACCCAATTTTTATGTAGCACACAACATCAGGATTTGACGCATGGCCAAGTTTGCATCCGGTGCTTATGTGGTCAAAAACTCACAAAAATATGTAGGACGCGGTATTCCTAGATATCGCAGTAGTTGGGAATGGGCTTTTATGAATTTCTGTGATACCAATGACAACATAATCCAATGGGCAAGTGAGCCGGTGCGTATTCCGTATCGGCACCCGCTTACTGGTAAAAACACCACCTATGTACCAGACTTTATTGTGACTTATCGTGGCCCCAACAACACTACCCGAGCTGAACTGATTGAAATTAAACCCAAAAGTCAAAGTCTTATTGAAGAAAAACAAAGCCAACGAGATCGTGCTCAGGTAGCAATCAACTACGCCAAATGGGACATGGCACAAAAGTGGGCCAAGGCCAACGGACTGACTTTTAGAATTATAACAGAAGATCAGATATTCCATCAAGGCCGCGGTAAAAAGCGGTAAATAGCTGTATGACAATTCAGTTGTATGTAAAGGCCCATCAAGTTACGGGATTAAAATATCTTGGCAAAACTTGGAAACTAATTAATGGTAAAAGAGTTTGGATAGAAAAAGGAGACTCAAAATTACTAAGAAATTAGAAGAACTTTTTGAGTTTAATAAACTTGAAGAATCTACAGAAACCGACAGACCCCAAACAGTAGAGGAAACTCGCATTGCTATTGCTGCAATTGACACAACCATTGACAAAATTGACTCAGCCCTGCCGGCTGTGCGCGGTTTAGATGCAAGTGATCAAGAAATGGACGATCTAGCAGCCAAAGCTACTGAAACTTTTGACGATCTCATGACCCTGGGTATGAATGTGGACAGCCGATATGCTTCTGAAATATTTGCTGTGGCTGGGGCTATGCTAGGACATGCACTGACTGCTAAAACAGCTAAAATGAACAAAAAATTAAAGATGATTGATCTGCAGATGAAAAAACTCAAACTGGATCAAGATCGTGGTCAAGATCCTGAAGTACAAACAGCACACGGACAGGTCTTGAACCGTAACGACCTACTGGAACGCTTGATCAGCAGCCGACCAAAAGATTAATACAGCATAAATATCATATAGGGAAAAGACCGATGAAAAAATTTCAACAATACCTGGCAGAATCAGAAAGAACCTACAATTACCGTATAAAATTTGTGGGTGATTTAGAATCCGGCTTTTTAAAAGCCTTGGAAGACAAACTCAAGCAGTTTGACATTGTCAAAATTTCTGGTGCCAAAACTACACCAGTACAATTAAAACCAGCAGACTTTCCTGCTCACGAAAATGATCGGGTGACACATGTGGATGTAGAATTCCGCTACCCAGCCATTGAGCCGCAGATTCAACAGCTGGTACAATTGTTGGGCATGAATCCTAACCGTGTACGTATGTTGACCACACCTTACGAAGACGATATGGCCGATGAAAAGGCTAAAATTGCGGATCAAAATACAGATCTTTTGACCGACACTGACTACCCAGCCGACAATGCAGAACAAAAGGCCCTAAAGAAAGATTACTCAGCTCCGTATGACAAACATGCGGTATTAAAAAACACTTATCGCAGTGACTTTACTGTGGCTGGTGGCAAGACACCGCCTGCACAAACCACAAATGACTTGCCGATGGGCAACACAAGCCCTATGACCAAGATGCATCGTAAACCCAAGCCACCTACTGGCGCACACCCAAGGAACATATAATGACATTTTTTTACGACTTAAACAAACGCCTAGCCGATTTGTCTGCCAAACAAGATCGGCGTCTTGACGAAAGCCGTGCCGCTGTCGACGAAAGCGCCTTCTCCAAGTTGGCCAAAGAGATTGGCAAGAACCCCAAGATTAAAAATCCTGCGGCAGTTGCTGCCACCATTGGTCGTGAAAAGTATGGTCAAAAGGCCATGACAAAGAAAGCCATGGCTGGTAAGAAGGCCAAGCATCATAATGAAATGGACGAAGACTTTAGTCCTATTAATGAAAAGTTTGCTGAGCCTGCCAAGATCAATCCGGCTAAGAAAGGCATGTTTGCTGGCAAGAACAAGGCCGAATTACAAAAACAATATAACCATTTGAAAGCAAGTGGTCCACATCACAAAGGTAGCCCCGAGTATACCAAGATGAAAGAGCTGGCATTTGCCATTCGTGCTAAGTCAGGTTGGGGCAAAATGGACGAAGCTGACATGGATGAAGGCAATGATTTTACAGGCGAACGAGTAAAAGCAATCAAGGCCGGTAAAGATCATTTCACAGTGGGAGGCAAGACTTACAAAATTACTGGCGACACATCAGATGAAAAAATGATGGAAAAGAAAGAACCCAAGAGCAAAGGCACTGCCTTTGATCCTGAAACAGCCAAGAGCATGTTTGCCAACAAGGACGAACACCCACGCCACGATGTCAAAGACACTGGCTACAGCAAGCGTTATACTCGCAAACACGAGGATGACATGGAGAAGGATGACGAAGTCAAAAGCGACGAGCCAAAGAAAAAAGGTCGTCCAAAAAGTACTAAACCAAAAGATGACGAGCCCGTCACCAAGGGCAGTTACAAATACAAGATGGTCAACGGCAAGCGAGTGCTGAAGGATAAGGTCAAAGAAGATGGTATCCCTGTTGCTGATCGCGGCGAGTATGACAATGAAGGTAGTGAAGTCAAAGGCGACATGCACACAGTTATTCGTCATGCTACCAAACTTGAAAAACACCTGCGTGACAGCGAAAACTTGCCAACCTGGGTAATTGAAAAGATTGGCCAGATTAAGGGTATGATGGCTAGTGTCAGCGACTATATTTTGTCACAGCATGAGCGTGGTGTTGAACAGGCCACCGGTGAAGAAGGCATTCGCATTGCTGAAAAAATTACCAAGGACACACCAACAGGTGATGTAATCCATGATTTTGTACACAGCAAGAATCCCAAGTTTGCTGGCAAGAGCAAAAAAGAACGTATTAATCAAGCCTTGGGTGCTAGCTATGCTATGAAAAAGGATAAGATGGAAGAAGACGGCAAGCCAGATTTCTTGGATCTAGACAAGGATGGCAACAAAACTGAGCCAATGAAACAGGCCGTTAAACAAGCCAAATCTAATAAAGAAAAAAAGGTTGAAGAAACAACTACTAGTGGTAGCGTAGCCACAGCAACCCCCAGTG